GGCTTCTGGCTTGAGACTGCCCATGATTTACAACAACTTATCTAGCTGTATAATTTCACTTTGACGTGATATCTCTTTGACAAAATATGCACACAGTGGCTTAGGTTCTTGATTAAGTGGAACTGCTAATAGTTGATTGTTTTTCATCTTTGGAAAGTACCATTTGACATCATTGTAAAAATTAACAATTTCAATTTTTTTAAATTCTAATCTAAAGCTACTGAGCGGATTAAAACAAAATGCTTCAAACCCTCTATCATTTAAGCTAGTTAACGGCAGTATTTCAATATCACTGGCACTACTACTGTCCCCTACTGCAATAGACCAATCAATAGGCATAGTAATATCATCGTTGCCTATCCTAAGTACCATTGCCGGACTGTTAAACGACTCCAAGAATATCAGTGGTTGGAAGAAGAAATCTGGTTCAGCAGGATTACCGTTGTCCAGCACAGCAAATCTCATGCTGTCATCTACCTCTTCGGGTAAATTATTAAGATCATAAGATCTGTTGTCTAGGGTTAGTATTTGCATATTTTTATTATTATTTCCAGTCTATCTTCTCAATTGTAAAAGGATATTTCGCATCCTTGTAAAACTTCTTCCTCTGCGTGAGGTGACGTTTGGCATACTTGCAGGTCGAAGTGACATCCCAGATCTGTACGAAGTCTTTGTCATCCGCACGTCGAATGCCTCGCCCAATGCTTTGTATAACCCTTGTAAAGCTCTTTCCGGATTCCACCATAACCAAATTAAAAATACGGGGGATATTAATACCCACAGCGGCCACACCGTAAGTCGCCACAATAATCTTATTATCAACAGTCTTAACTTCATCGTATTCACTTTTCCTATCTTTAGTTTTTACTTCTCCTGAAATAAAGACACTATCTGGGATTTCATTTACAATAAATTTACCTGTCTCTATTCGATTTACCAGTACTAGAGTATTGCCACTATTGCTAATACCATTTACTAGTTTTGATATAAAAATCATCCTGTCTTCATCAGTGACAAGATATTTGTATTCTTCTGCATATGACTTAAATTCAGGTAAGTCAATAAGTTGTGTTATGTTAACATGACAAGCTGATAGTACACCTTGAGCTTGTAATTCATGGGCATGAACCTCGTGTACACATGGACCTAGACTTGCAAAAATTTGTTCTGCTTCAAAGTCTTCTTTGGGAATAGTACCGGTTAATCCCCAACGAATAGGTGCATTATTAAAGTTCTGTGTTAGTAAATTTCTCAGCACAGTGGCCTTGGCCATGTGTACTTCATCAACCATAATTGTTGTAACACCATCGAGAAACTCTGCAAGTGTTAGAATATCTTGCTCGTGATTTTTACTTTTTTTATCAAGGATGTTGAGACTTTGCCACGTGGCAATAGTATGAGTCTTGTACAGATCTTTTCGATCCCCATAGTACACGCCTACGTCAAGTCCACAATTAATAAAGTCTTCTTCTGTTTGTTCCACGAGACTCTTGTTAGGTACAATAGTAAATGTTCGACCATACGGTTCGCAAATCTTTGCCAATGTTGCTGTGGTTATTGTCTTGCCAAAACCAGTGGCAATTTCCTGTAAACACTGAGGATTTTCAAGAAACTTGTTAACAACCTCTACTTGGTCTTCACGCAGTCTAATCGGCTGTCCTGCAAATCTATGCCCAACTGGCCAGCACTGCTCCCCCCAGAAGTCTGCCTCAACTTTAGGAAATTGTAAATTAATGGCTGCACGATTGTCAATAATCTCTGTTATCTCAACACCGCTTTTTTCCAGTACTTCTAAGATCTTTGGCAGTTGGCTAAGATAACCATTGCCGCCTAATCCAAATAATGTAATAGCACCGTCCCATCGACCAAGTTTGTATGCTGGACGATAACGGGCAGTAGGATCTTCATACTTAAAGGTGTTAGCTAACTTCCTACGTATTTCTACAGGGAGACCTTCAACTTTAAGATTTACTTCATCTTGAATGATTAATTTACACGACGGCATCAACTCCTCCTAAGGGACGTTTATCATTGTAGTATACTATCAAATCAACTGCATCGCAATACACACTGGTTTTATTACTTTTAAAGTTGTTTGAAAATGTGATAACACTCATTGGATACCAAGGTGACTTTATGAAGAATTTTGGAAGTTTATTATTGGCAATGCCCGCTACTAATGTATTTTCGGTTAACGGAGAGTTGTATCCTAACTGAGCAATAGTATGATTGAAATCCTTGTTGCTGTCTGTAATATTATCAAACCTAAAGTAAATTCCATTACTACCATTAATACTATTATTCCTTAACGCATCTGATAACTTCTTTAAGTTTTGTAGACATTCTTTTGATTCATGGCCGTTAAACACAACTAATACTGGTAGTCGATTTAATGTGAGTAATGCTCGAACTACCTCAGCTAATGGTGTAGTATTGCTATCAACCCATACCTTAGTGTTGGGTCTATTTGCTAGAGAGTTAACTAATGAACTTTCAGAACTTTTTGGGTAAATTGAGTATTGAAACCTAAGTCGTCTGTCGTTAAGTAATAATACATTCTCAGGAGTTATATTGCCAATTTCTTTAGTAATAGCATTAATTATATGTTTGTTAGGTAGATCAAATACGTCAAACATGTCCGCATCAGTGGACAATATATTTGAAATCTCTTCATAAAATTCTGTAATTAAAGGATCAATATCAAACCCTTGACTTTTAAATGTATGTACCATAAGATACAAGTTTTTTTCAGTAAGTGCTAGAGAGTACTGCTTACTATTTAATGAAAGTAATTGCCCATCTATTTGTTTAGTGATTTCACTTATCTGCTGTCGTAGTCGTTTATTATAAGTAAATTCCACAACAATTCTACCGTCATGCTCTTTAGCTATAAACATTCGTCGGAACTGTTCCAAAACTCTAAATGGTCTGCTCCATGTTGGATAATCAATTACTTCATTGTATGGAGATGGGATTGAATCTTTATTTTCTTTAAAGATCTTAATTAGTAGCGTGGATTGATTCTCAGTTAAAAACTGTCCCACTGCTAGTTGTTTAGCAAGACTGATTAAAACCTTTTTATCACGATTAGATATGCGATTGTCTAATTTATTGATGTCTAGTTGAAATAATTCTGTTAATACCGAGTCAATTGTTATCATGTATACATTATACGATATTAAAATAGAAAAGTCAAGCCTTTTATAAAATTATTTACAGCGTAGCATCTTCCATGCCGGCCACTCTTAATTTTACAATATTGGTTAACTGCCATTGCTTTTGGTCAAGGGCTTTAGTAATACCAAGCCACTTATTACGTAGCAATGCAAACTCGTTAATAATTTTTTCAAAGTCAACTACATCGGACTCACCTTCAACAAACTTTTCACAGTCCCTTGAAGATAAAGCCCTTTGATAGTTTTCCAAATACTTGCGAAAGTGTTGACTCTTAAGTCGACGTAACTCAATATTCAAATATTCCAAAATTGCTTCAATTTCTTGTAGCTGACTAAATCGTTCTTCAACAATGCCCGGCATCCTGGCAGCGGCTTTTTCGATGTTCCCCGTTATACGAGCATCTGTTTTTGCTGCCTGTAATTCAACTTCAAAATGTGCTACTGCATCTGGAATATACGAAATGTCTTTTGAAACCTTAGTATACCAAGTCATAGATTATTCATCTTCTTCGTAAGAGTCAATATCTTCTTCGTCAATATCTTCTTCATCATCTTGATCAAGATAGAAATCGATAGCGTTATCAAGGTCGTCATCAACACCCGACGCTGCCGCCATTACTTTATCACTTATCCCGTGATCTGCTAAAAGATCAACATATCGTTCAGCTAATACATCTAGTACCTTTTTATCTGCATACTCTTTAAAAAGCATCCAGATATCGCCTATGTGATTTTCATTCATTTACTTCAAGCTCCTCAATTGGTTCAGTAGGTTCTACTATTTTTAGATTAGGAATATCTTCCATTATCATAGTTAATTTATCTTCTGTCCAATCTTTTCGGTAGAAAAGGTGCTCTTCTCCGTGGCTGTCAACAAATTTAAGTCTGTTGCCTTGTTGTGTCAGTAGACCTTTCTTTTCAAAGAGATCTACTAGTCCACTTGTAGGACTCATACCAGTTGCGTAAGGAATTTCGATTTGCAATGTCTCAAAAGGCTTTGCATACCGTGTTTTCATAATCTTACAAGCTGCTCGAATACCATGTACTTCACTAGTCTTAGTACCACTGGCATCAACTTTAAGTTTAAGTTTCTTCATAGCAACTACAATGGAACTTGCATAGACAAATCCTTGGCCGCCGCTAATCTTATCGTCTGGATCAAACATGTCTTGGCTTGCGTATGTGTGATTTGTACAAACCATACCTACATTATAGCTACCAAACATGTTTACACAATTACGAACTAAACTAGTAAGTGCTTTGGGTTTACGGCCCATGTCTCCCTTCATGTCTCCAGCTTCAAACTGGTTAATGTCGGTAGGGGTAAGCAACATACCCAATGAGTCTATGACAAATAAGACCTTAGGACGTTCTTCCATAACTTTATATTCTTTCATGAATTCTGAAATGGTCTTTGCCACATCATCAATCATAGCCATATTAAGTTTAAGAAGTTTCTTCTCGTCAGTGTTAACACCAAGTGCCAACAACCACTTTTCATCCAATGCGTTTTCGCTATCAATTAAGATAACGTAGATGCCTTGTTCTTGTGCATTCTTAATAATGTTACCGGAACAAATATAAGATTTGCCAGCGCCAGATTCACCTGCGAATACAGTAACTTTGCCCAAGGGAATACCTTTGTTAAAGTCACCGGAGATTAGATAGTTTAGGGCATAATTGCCAGTACCTACCCAATCAGTAGGATCATTAAATCCTACACCAAGTCCGTCAATGCTCTTGGTTAATGTTTTTCTAAATTTACTTAGATCGAATGCTTTAGTTGCCATAATTATTCACCCTTTGGAAATTTCTTTGGGCTTACAACAATGTCAGTACGACCGATTGCTATAAGCCAAGTGTTTAGTCTATTAATTATAACAGAATCATCCTTGGGGTTGTCAAATCTAACATCAATGTCTGCTACTGTATCGCCTGTTTGGTCTTCTCTGCTGTTAAAACTTAGAGAGAAGTTCTCATTAATTTTTTGTACTCTTGCCATTATTGTTTTCCTAAATGATGACGATAGGGGCAAGGGCCCCTATCTTAGTTTTGCTTATTACTTGTTACGATTGCGAATCATTGCAAGAATGTCTTCTGCACGACCGCCCGTAGAGGCAGCTGGCTTAGCTTCTTCTTGCTTTGGAGCAAACGACTTCTCAGCAACTGCTACATCATCTTCCCAAGGAGCATCTGTTGCCGCTGGCACTGCCGCTGGTGCAGTGCGGGCAACGGGAGTTGCTTTAGGAGCAGAGTTAGGATCACCAGTAGCCTGGCCCATACCTGCTGGCTTGAAGTACTGTCCCCAACGTTCCATATCAAATGGTTCGCCATCAACTGATGCTTCAAACATTTCTTTCATTACCTTGACTTCAACGTCAGTTGGCTTCTTAGGCAAATAATCTTTAAGATTAAATAAGCCATGTGTTGCCAAGTTAGTAGTTTCTGTACTGTCTAACGGACGAGTACGACGGCTCCACTTTGATGTAGAGTAGTCAGCATAACCACCTTTTGAAGTCTTGATCAACTTAAAGTCACCGCCGTTGACTGGATCAGTTGGCATG